TGCGTGCACATGGGGTTCCCACCGACCGAGATTGTTCTTTTAAACAATGCTCAAGTTTTCTTGAGGCGACCCATAACAATATAAAATTGCACGGTTCTAGTTACTGACCTGAACTTAGTTAAGGGATAGATTACTATCATTTTAAACTGGAATTGGATTATTAAATTGCCTACGCATAGATGGGCAATTCAAAAAATATACTGGTGAATAATCCGTACCAATAGACGTAAAAATCATAACACCGGTTGGGCTCGTAATCGTATTTTGATTAGTAGAAGCCGTATTAAGTAGTGTATAATTAAAAACGTCATAGTAAGAGCCATCGAAAGTAGGCCCAGTTCCCACGGGTGCTGTCGCATTATAGGGACTAGATGATTGGAACGTATAATTACTATAATTAGGTGTTTGTATACTCAAGCCAGTTTGGATATTATCATTCGTCAATGCAGCTCCACTATTACTATTTGGTATCAAGGCTAACATATTACTTGCAAATCCAGAATTTGTAGTAGTTGCATATGGTGAATTAACAGTGGTCACAGTATTGTTCAATGGATTAAATGGTATACGAGAAACCATTTGAGCACATGATTTAACCGATGTATTTTCTATAGGATTGAAATGCCATTGAATTGAACCACGATATCCTAAGAAACACAGATTTAGCCATGTTAACGGAGTCATATTAGTAAAATTATAATTATATGTACCCGTACCTATAATAGCAGTGGCAGTATTCATTCCAGCTGGATCAAATCCAGGGTATGGTGGGATCTTATGGAAAATATATGATAATGTCCCAAAACGTGATCCAGAAGTCTGAGTAGGAGCTATAGCCTGTGTAAAAACTTGACGTCGCAATAGAGGTCTCATAGAAACAACTGTTTCACCAAAATTTACCAAAGCTCTAGCATTATCTACCGTATCATATGTATCACCCATTTTTGTAGATACAATAGGTGGAGCAATTTTTTGTTCACCTGATTGTACTGAAAATGGAGTAAGATTTGGATTAATCTTAGTGGGATTGGCTAATTCAAAGTTATCAGCAGCTCTGACAAACATCAAGATTGAAATACTCGATGAAGCCACAGGAGCCGTCAAAGTGTTCAATACTCGCATAGTAATCATACCGTTGTCAGTAGCTGGATTAACTGAAAAAGATGCGACACCCGATACTGGTTGATCACTTGTATTTTGAGTTTGAGGCACTAACAAGTAAGGTAGCGCTTGCATATATGGTACTCGTAATTCAAAGGATGTGTGTACAGCTAAATCTACAATCTCCGTATAAACCACATTAGAAGAATTGGTTGTATTTGCCAGATTATTAGTAACATTACCTTGAGGATCAAATGAAATACGAACTCTGCCTTTGTGGTAGGCTGATGCTTGAAATTCAAATCTAAAGATAATATCTCCTCTCCAATGTTCAAACATTTGTGCTGCATAAGCGATGGGCGTAAATTGGATAATTGCATTTATAGAATCTGAATTTGTACGAAACATATTCGGATTAACGCGTGATTGTATGAATAGAGTATCTACTGTTGCAGACGATGACCAATCAATACGTTGTATAAAACTTTCTCGCGTTGCGAAATTTGCTATAGCGAGAGGATCTTCTGAACTCAATCCAATGATTGAGGGATCTACAGATAATTCATTCTTACTATCCAATGTCAATTTTTCAGTGGGATAACCTATTTCTGTAGATGCTAATTGAGGCATTGCGGATGGTCGATAAGGCATCACATTTTCAATCACTGGTACATTAGTAAAACCAAATAATTTGGCTATACTTGACACAGCAGATGCACCAATACCAGTAGCAGTTGCCCATTTTCCAACAATAGGCATTTCTTTAAAATGATTCGCCACCTTAGCCACATAAGAAGCAGGCGCTGATACAGGTCCTGTGCCATATTCGTCTGATTGTACTGCGAAGGCTGTAGTTGTACCACTGAGTTTAACATTTTCTGCCCAAGCATATACCTGTATTGATACACCTGTCCCAGTCACTCCATTCGCACTTTGCAGTAGAGTGAATGGTCTAAACTTCAATGATCCCATATATCTAAAATCATTGCCATCTCTTATATTTATCCAATTAGTAGGCTTAATAAAAGGTAATGTCATTTCAGCACCCTCATTTTTCTGTGGTTGTAACCACACATGAGGACGTTGAGAGATAGGAATCTGAGTTATAGATGTGCCATCATCAAGTATAGTTGATGGCGTGAAGACTTGCAACGGTTGGTATTCAGCAATACATGCTCCATAATAAAAAGGTGATGCATTGAGTAAAATCTTAATGTGCAAATCACAACGCAAATAAGC